TTGCAGCCATTAGGCGGTGTGCGGAATAATCCGAATGATAGTAAGGCCACCAGTGGCAGTATTACGCTGAGTTGGGATGGTAATGCAAATTAAAATACCTTATAACCCAAGGCCGTTGCAGCGTGAGTTGCATGCCAAGCTTAAAGATAAACGCTGGGGTGTTGTAGTTTGTCATCGAAGATTTGGTAAGACGGTCATGGCGATCAACCACCTTCTGCGAGATGCGATATTAAGCGATAAGCCCAATCCAAGGTTTGCCTATATTGCGCCAACGTATCGGCAAGCCAAAGCAGTAGCATGGGATTATCTAAAGCAATTTAGTTCTGCGATACCGACAACGAGGTTTCACGAAACAGAATTGCGGTGTGATTTGCCTAATGGTGCCAGAATACAGCTATTGGGTGCGGAATCGCCAGATAGCTTGCGTGGGATCTATTTAGATGGCTGTGTGCATGATGAGTATGCACAAATGCCAGCATCTTTATTTCCTGAGATCATCAGGCCAGCGTTAAGTGATCGCAAGGGATATGCGATATTTATGGGTACGCCACAAGGTA